GACTCCACCACATACCTCACTGTCTCCTTTTAAGGATTATTTATGAGTTTAGGATTTGACGCAATATCAGCATTACCATTCGCAACAGCCCAAACAGCTGGTGATGTACAAGTAAGTGTAGTTCGTAATCAACTTTCAATAAGCATTGGAAACCCTGCTATTAGTGCAGACTCTATCACAGAGATACCTGATCCAAATAGGCTAACCCTTGGTCTTGGAACATTAACAATTACAGCAGATTCTAATTTTACTGCCACAGGTAGTCAGGTTACATTAACTACAGGAACACCAGAAGCAACTACAAGCGTAGATTTAACGCCTACTGTAAACCAATTGACCTTAACTACAGGAAGTGTTACAATAACTGCTGACTGCAATATAGACGTTAATAGCGGTTTAACTACAACACAATTCGCCGTTGATACAGGTGAAGTTGCGGCAATAACATGGAGTGAAATAGTTCCAGGCGTAGATATGGTTTGGACACGAATAGATACAAATTAATATGGCATCAACATTTTCATCAGATTTAAAACTAGAAATTATAACAACAGGTGAGAAAGCTGGACAGTGGGGTGGAATCACTAATACTAATTTACAAATCTTGGAACAAGGATCATCAGGAGTTTTAGATGTAGACATGGCGGGAGCTAGTGTTACATTACTACTTACAGATGGTGCTACATCCAATGGTAAAAATGCATACTTAAGATTACATGGAACTTTAGCAGGTAATAGAACAATTACAATGCCAAGTGGTTCAGGTGTAACTAGAGTATGGGTTATGAAAGATGATACTGTTAGAGGCACGGCAAATAGAACGTTAGGAGTTTTAACAGCAAGTGGTACTACCACTCAAATACCAGTAGGTGCAACAGTTCTTTGTAGATCAAACGGAACAGAAACTGTTATGACTATTCTTGAAAAAGGTTATGCATCTATAACTGATTCAAACAGTCCTTTTCCTGCGGTTAATGGAGATCAAATTTTAGCAAACACAACTGCTAACCCAATTGAAGTAGACTTACCTTCATCGCCATCTGTTGGACAAGAGGTAACTATTATTGATGCAAGAGGAACTTTTAACTCTAACAATGTAACAGTAGATAGAAATGGTCAGCCTATAAACTCAGCTGCATCCAATTTAACTTTAAGCACAGCTGGTCAAGCAGTTACATTAGTTTATGTAGATGCAACAAGAGGTTGGGCATTTAAGACTAACACAGCATAGGGGCTTAATTAATGGCTCTAATTGATTTTAAATTTAGATCAGGCATAGACAAACAAGACACTTCTGTCGGTGCAGAAAATAGATGGGTTGACTCTGACAATGTTCGTTTTAGATATAACCTTCCTGAAAAAGTTGGAGGATGGTCTTCATTACTTCCTGATACTATTGTAGGAGTTGCTAGAAAACAACACGCCTTTGTAGATCTTGATGGTAATAGATATGTAGCCATAGGTACAGATAAATTTTTACTTATTTATTTTGAGGGTGCTCTTTATGATATTACTCCTTTTAGAAGTAATAATGCAGGAGCTCAAATAACTTTTACAGGTTCAACAATTACTACAAGCACAACAAGAGGGACAGCAGTCACTATTACCACATCAACTAATCATGATTTAGAAGTAGGAGATATAATAGAATTAGATTCAGTAACGATGCCAACAGGATCAAGTATTGCTGCTTCAACTTTTGAAGATAAACTTTGTCAAGTTATAACAGTTCCTACATCAACTACATTTACAGTTACATCACCATCAGCAGAAGCTAATGGAGGTGGTTCTGATTTAACTTCGGGAAGTTCTTGTATAGTAGAACCCTATCAAACGGTTGGACCAGAGGCACAATCTTATGGTTATGGTTTTGGTATTGGTAATTATGGTGGAACAATAACAGGATCACAAAGCACAGAATTAGATGGATCATTAAATGCTGATACAGCAGGTACAGGTGGATCAGGAACAAGTGTAACTGTGGATGCCACAGCGGGATTTGCATCAGCAGGAACTATTGCTGTAGGTGCAGTTCCAGATGCAGAATTAATAACTTACACATCAACAAACTCTACAAACTTTCTAGGAATTACTAGAGGTGCAAAAGGGACAGCAACAGCTGGCACATCAAATGGCCAAGCGCATTCTACAAACACAACTGTTCAAGATGCAACTTTATGGACAGGGTTTGGCGATGCTGTATCGGCATCGACCGTAACTCTTGAACCAGGGCTATGGTCATTAAGTAACTTTGGTCAAGTGTTAGTAGCAACTATTGCTAATGGTGAAACTTTTACTTGGGATTCTTCTATTGCAGCTAATTTTACAACAAGAGCATCTAAAACAACCACTGGTTTTTCTACGGCGATTAGTGGTTCACTTGGTAATCCAACAGCAACTAGAACAACTTTAATATCACCAACAACAAGACACTTAATTCACTTTGGAACAGAGACAACAATCGGTGATCCAACAACTCAAGATGATATGTTTATTAGATTTTCAGATCAAGAGTCTATTAATGATTATACACCCACAGCGATTAACTCTGCTGGTACGCAAAGACTACAAGATGGCACAAAAATTGTAGGTGCTTTGGTTGCTAAAGAAAACATTCTAGTATGGACAGACAACGCTTTATATACCATGAAGTTTGTTGGAGCTCCATTTACATTTGGCTTTGAACAAGTCGGTACAAACTGTGGATTGATAGGTCAGAATGCTGCTGTTGAAATTGATGGTGTAGCCTATTGGATAAGTAATAATGGTTTCTTTGCTTTTGATGGTACAGTTAAAACATTATTATCTTCTGTAGAAGATTATGTTTATGATGATTTTGACACAACAAAAGGTCAACAGGTTTGTGCAGGTATAAACAATTTATTTTCAGAAGTAATTTGGTGGTATCCAACTTCAGGATCAGCTTACAATAATAGATACGTAGTTTATAATTATGGTGAGTCTAATCCACAAAACGGATTAATATGGTATACAGGAAATGAACCAAGGACAACTTGGGTTGATTCTATTGTATATCCAAAACCTTTTGCAACTAAATTTGATGATAGTGCAGAGGGAACTTTTCCTAGTATAGTGGGTCTAAGTGGATTAGGTCAAACAACTTACTTTGAACATGAGGTTGGAACCGATCAAATTAATCCTGATGGTTCAACTACAGCCATTGCATCGAATATAAAATCTTATGATTTTGATTTAGATGTTCAAGGTAATGGTGAGTTCTTTTTAGCAATGAGAAGAATACTACCTAACTTTAAAGTTCTTACAGGAAATGCAACATTAACTGTTGGTATAAAAGACTTTCCTGCACAGTCAGATACGACAAGCACGTATAGTCCCTTTACATTAACGTCATCAACGACTAAAGTAGATACACGAGCACGTGGTCGATTTGCTAATATTCAAATCTCTAATAGTTCTACAGCAGAAACGTGGAGATTCGGTACAGTTAGAATTGATTTACAACCTGATGGGAGAAGATAATGGTAAAACCTAATGTTGATTTTATGCAGAATTATAGACCGACTCCAAATCGAGTCTTTGATTTATATAACTATTATCAAGGTTTAGGTCCTACAACAGGAACACCAACGACGACAACTGCTAGTGTTCCAGGATACAACCCTTTTGTTCCAAGTGGTGATGGAGGTGGCGGTGGAGGTATCACTACTATTAATCCAAGTGGTTTTAAACAAACAAGTAATTTATTTGAAATAGGACCTATGTCTAGAGCAGCCCCAGGTTCATTTAGAGCAGCGCAAGATATAGGTATAAATCAAAATCCAAAAGGACGTTTTAGTAATTTTTTAGGTAACGTTAGAGATTTTGGAATTAAGGCATTAAGTTCTAATCTGTTGGCACAAGGTGGAGCACAAGCAGGATTTAATTTTTTAGGTCCTATTGGTGCTTTAGGAGGTGCAATAGGTGGAGGTATTTTAGGGTTCGGGGCTCGAGGACCTACAGTTGCAGAACGGGTTATAGGAAA